AAAGTGTGGAAAGACGAATACATGGTGGGGAAAGTATCAGACACTACACAGATAAATTATCATGATATGGTGATAAACTGTCTAAAGTTCATCGAGCGTGATGAGAAGATAAGAAATAAAATAGTGAAGAAGATATGTCAAGCGACCCATTTGACGGTGGATGTGAAACAGAAACTGATGGCTCTTCACTAATTACCTAACTGTTTCAGAATCACTGAGGAAATTATGAGTGTATACACCAGTACCTATATTTACTATATCCCCTGCTAAAATGGTTTGTTCATATATAGTTCGTAGTACGTCATTTGGTGCAAGTGAACCGATTTTTACTAAATTCTTATCAAATAAATACTTCTTTACTTCACTCATAGGTTTTTGTTTTAGGATTCCGTGTTCACGTTTAATTTTACGTCGTGTAGCATTGTTTTTAATTAAGACAGAAATTTTGCCATTTTTTTTCCCAAGTTTAAATGTAGTTTTTCTAACACGTTTTTTTTTCTGACGAAATTTAGTAGGCTTTTTAGTATTTGTTTTGTGTTTTTCTGTTGGATGAGTTCGCTTAAATGTTTTGTTGTGATATTGTCTATATGTGGGCTTTGAACCACCTTTTAAACATCCAAATGGAACTGATGGTGGTACAGATATTTGTGAATGTATTGGTGTCGGTGCTGGTGCTGGTGCTGGTGCTGGTGCTGGTGCTGGTGCTGGTGCTGGTGCTGGTGCTGGTGCTGGTGCTGGTGCTGGTGCTGGTGCTGGTGCTGGTGCTGGTGCTGGTGCTGGTGCCAGTGGTGGTGTTGGTGCTGGTTGGAATGGTGCTGGTGCTGGTTGGAATGGTGCTGGAACTGACATACTATTATTCCCACCATACATACTGTTTGTCGTTTTCAGTTCGTCGGGCAATTCAATTTGCACCATTTCGAGTGTCCCAGTTGGAGTAACCAAATTTGGTGCAATTACAGTATCATTTTCCATAATAGGTCGTTTCAATGTTTTTTGTTTTTTTCGCTCGGAACGTTCTTTTTTCCGCTGTTTATTAATATTATTTAAATATTCTAATGAATTGCTGAAATTACCATGAAAATCATTATCATGATTATCTTGATTCAAAGTATTATGTGATTTGCTATCATGTTTGTTTGCACGACTAGGATTATTTTTGATACGTTCCTCAATCTGGTGTTGTTTAATCTTTTCCAGTAATTTTTTTTTCAAAGCATTGGGTTTTAATGGAACAACAGGTTTAACTTTTTTCTCTTTACGTTTTTTGGTTTTATTAAACCCTGTAGTTTGTAACGTCGATGTATTGAACAATATAGTTTTTCGTTCGCCTGTACTACCATTATTGTTACTCATAATATTGAAATTATATACATTACAATATTATAAAAATTTATGAATATAAACTATAATGTAACATGCGTTCTTGTTCTTTTTTCTGTTTCCTTTTTTCTAATTCTTCATTGTTAACATACATTTGAAACCCTTTTTCTAAATCATGCTTTGTAATATACGTTTTATCTTCCTTTGATAAACAAAAAACACGTCGGCTATGTGCGATTTTAACTTTTGAAAAAAGAGTTTCAATATCCCGCCCATAATATTTGAACGCCTCCAAGTTTTTTTGGAACCATTCTACTTCTAACGGGTCTTTAATAGACCATCCACTATCCTTGATTTTTTTTGCGAATATCATTTTTAATTCCTCTGCAGAATATTCATCGATTTTGAATTTCCATATAAATCGTGATTCTAAACCATCGTTATAACTAAAAAAGCAATCGCGTATTTCCTTTTCATATCCAGCAATAATACACATAAAATCCTTTTTATGATTACTGAGTGATTCACATAATGTGTCGATACATTCCTTGGAAAAGCTATCGCGTTTTTCAGAATTACCTAGTGCATATGCCTCATCAATAAAAAGAACACCTCCTAATGATTCTTTAACCATTTCTTTGGTTTTAATAGCAGTTTGTCCTAAAAATCCGGCCACTAAATCATCACGAGTAACCTTTTTGAATTTATTATTTTGCAAGACGCCGATATTGCTAAATATTTTCCCCATAATTTTGGCGACTTCTGTTTTACCAGTACCAGGTGGTCCATAAATAACAGTATGCATATAATCAGAATCATTTGGAGAAACGCAGTGCAAATTTTGAACGAAATACAAAATCTGATCAACAATATTTTCTTTTATGGATTTCATACCAATCATGTTATCTAATTCTTGTAAATAAGGCTTAATTTTATGAATTGTTTGCATATTTATATTATATTCAATGTTATCTGCAAGGGGGTATTCATCGCATAAATTGATTAGATCAGATAACGAATTTATCTCGGTTTTGATAGAAACGAGTTCTTTTTCAATATGCTGTTCAAGATGATTATTGTTGTAATCTAGTGAATTTTTATTAGAACCATTATTGATATTATTATCAAGTAAAGTAGATGGTTTATTCGTAGGAGAATCTAATAAATTCGGGTAGTTTTTCAATAAATTATCATATTCCGATAGTAAAGAATAATAGTTTTTGTAAAAATCCAATTCAGCATCATTTAATATTAATTGCAAATCAAGTGGTAATTTTGTATTACTATGTAAATTGTTAGTGTTGAATGTATCAGTTGTATTTGCATTATTATCACACCTTTTGGATTTGTTAATATTATTAGAATGATGTAGAGTTTTTTTTTGCACGGAATTTAAAGGCGTGTTAGTATGTGTATCAAAAGGAGTAATTGATTTAATACTTTTGTTGTCTAAATTAGATATAAAACGTTGTATTGTATTTTCTGTTTTGATATTATTGATATTATTGATATTATTGATATTATTGATATTATTTGTATTAATAGATGAATCATCTAAAGACTTCATAATATAGTTATTACCTTTATTTTTTATACCCTTTGTATGCGTTTTTAGTATAATATCATCGTAGCAATTAATTTTTTTTGTGCTAAATATCGTACTACGGTTATCTAAGAGCGAACAATTGTGCATTTTCAATGAGTCTTCCATAATTGTAGGTAAAATATGATTATTTGATATATCACGATTGTTAAAATTACACTCATTTTTTGTAAAGTTGTCAGAACAATTGCGATTTTTATTATTTTTGTTGTTTTTATTGTAGTATTTCATATACTATATTTGAAATATTTTATTTTTCCCATATTTTTTCGTCCAATGAAAAAATAAGTTGATGTTACAAAGCCTGTTTTTGATATTTTATAATATAATGAATAACACGTTGAATAACACGTTGAATAAGGAAAATATGAAAGATATGTGCGATACTATGAATGATTCTACAAATGTAGAAAATAGAAGTAATATGGAACGAAGTAGTGATGATATAGAAAAAAAGGTAATGAATTATGTAGATAACTATATAGAAACCCCATGGACATTAATAGAATCATATTTTAAGGGTCAACACTTGAGACAATTAGTGAGACATCAATTAGAATCATATAATGATTTTGTAAACCATCAAATACAGAAGACAATTGATATGTTTAACCCGGTGAATATATCGAGCGAGCAAGATTATAATGCTGATGCGAAGAAGCACTCTCTAGAAATATTCATTTCATTTGAGAAATTCCATTTATATCGTCCTCAAATTCATGAAAATAATGGTGCTTCAAAATTGATGTTTCCGCAAGAAGCGCGACTACGAAATTTCACGTATGCATCAATGATGACAATTGATTTAAATGTGAAATATATTGTAAGGACTGGTGAAATGTTAGAGAATGTTCAAACTTTCTACAAAAACATTCCGAAAATCCATATAGGTAAATTACCAATTATGTTAAAGTCGTCTATTTGTGTGTTAAATCAATATCAGCATATCAATAATAATTTAACAGGTGAATGTAGTTTTGACGCAGGAGGTTATTTTATCATCAATGGTAGTGAAAAGACAGTGTTGGGTCAAGAACGAGCAGCGGAAAATCGTGTATATTGTTTTAATATTTCAAAGGGAAATACAAAATGGTCATGGAGTGCAGAGATAAAATCTGTACCCGATTTTAAGTGTATTAGTCCGAAACAGATTAATATGATGATAAGTGCGAAAAACAATGGTTTTGGACATAACATTCACGTGCAATTACCTCGTGTGAAACAACCGGTGCCCTTATTTATAGTATTTCGTGCTCTAGGTATCATTTCAGATAAGCAAATTTGTAGTAAAATAGTTTTGAATTTAAAAGAAGACAAATATAAAGATATTATTAATGGATTACAGGGTAGTATTATTGATGCGAATACGATTATGACAAAAGAAGCGGCTATCGATTATATAATGTCAAATGTTATGTTTACCCCAATCAATATGGATAGAGAAGCGGGTATAAAAAAAAAGTATGATTTTACTATGGATATTTTAACCAATGATTTATTCCCGCATTGCCACAATGAAGCACAAAAAATACATTTCCTAGGATATATGGCAAATAAACTACTACGCTGTAGTCTAGGCTGGATTCCTGTAGATGATCGTGACTCGTACTTAAATAAGAGGATAGATTTAACGGGAACATTATTAAACAATTTGTTTCGAAATTACTTCAATAAATTGGTAAAGGATATGCAAAAGCAAATTGTACGTGAAATTAATAATGGTTCATGGCGTTCAACAGAAGATTACTTGAGTATAATTAATTCAACGAACGTATATAAGATCATTAAGTCAACGACAATAGAAAATGGACTAAAGCGTGCTTTGTCAACTGGTGATTTTGGAATCAAGAATGTGAATAGTAATAAGGTAGGAGTTGCTCAGGTATTAAATAGACTAACCTATATTTCCAGTTTAAGTCATTTACGTCGCATTAATACACCGATTGATAAAAGTGGTAAGTTAATTCCTCCTCGCAAGTTACATAATAGTTCATGGGGGTTTTTATGTCCGGCAGAAACACCAGAAGGTGCGAGTGTTGGTGTTGTAAAAAATCTTAGTTATATGACACATTTAACTATACCTACCAGTAGCACAGCATTACATGAGTATATAGTTGATTATATTGTACCATTGGAGGATTGCACCGATGAAGAGTTGGATGAAAATGTGAAGGTATTAATTAATGGTGCATGGCTAGGAGTAAGTAAAGATCCGAAGACACTATTTGCTGACTTTTGTGATAAAAAGCATAAGGGTATAATCACAATTTATACATCAATCGTATTTGATTATAAAAACAAAGAAATCCGTATTTGTAATGATGCAGGAAGATTGATGCGTCCAGTATTACGTGTAGAAAACAATAAAATATTAATAACAAATGAGATTATTAATAATATGAAGTCTAGTTCCAATTCTTATGAGTGGAATGATCTATTAACGAATTGTGTTTTGAATGATTCTATAATCGAATATATTGATCCTGAAGAACAAAGTTATAGTATGATTGCTATGAAGCCATCAGATTTAACAAAAGAGCAACAGTTTATGTATAGATATAGTCATTGTGAGATACATCCAAGTACTATATTTGGTATTTGTGCGTCGATTATCCCATTCCCAGATCACAACCAAAGTCCTAGAAATACATATCAATCAGCAATGGGTAAGCAGGCTATAGGTATGTATGTTACGAATTATGATACACGAATGGATAAAACAGCATATGTATTGAGTTATCCAGCGCGTCCTTTGGTAGATACGCGTCTAATGGGTATGATTCAACTTGATAAAATTCCATCAGGAACTCCAGTGATAGTTGCTATTATGACTCATAGTGGGTATAACCAAGAGGATAGTTTGTTATTTAACCAAGGATCTATTGATAGAGGATTATTTCAGGCGACTATTTATCACACCGAAAAGGATGAAGATAAGAAAATCAACGGTGATGATGAATTGCGTTGCAAACCTGACTCAACGAAAACAAAGGGTATGAAGTTTGGTAATTACGATAAAATTAATAATATGGGTGTTATTCCAGAAAATACTATTGTAGAAAATCGCGATATAATAATTTCAAAAATGATTCCCATTAAGGAAAATCGCAATGATCATACCAAATTGATAAAATATGAAGACCATAGTAAAACATATCGTACCCAAGAAGAATCTTATATTGATAAAAATTATATTGAACGCAATGGAGATGGTTATAGTTTTTGTAAAGTACGTGTTAGGACGGTTCGTCGTCCAGTAATTGGTGATAAATTTAGCAGTAGACATGGACAAAAAGGTACGATTGGTAATATTATTCCGGAATGTGATATGCCATTTACATCTGATGGTGTAAAGCCTGATATTATTATCAATCCACATGCTATTCCATCTCGTATGACAATTGGCCAATTGAAGGAAACCTTATTAGGAAAAGTTTTAGTGGAATTAGGACTATTTGGCGATGGTACATCATTTGGAGATTTAGATATTAACATGATTCGTAATGAACTATTAAAGGTTGGTTATGAAAGTTGTGGTAATGAATTACTATATAATGGATTAACCGGGCAACAAATAGAAACAAGTATTTTCATGGGTCCTGTATTTTATCAACGATTAAAACATATGGTAAATGACAAACAGCATAGTCGTTCGATTGGTCCTATGGTGAATTTAACAAGACAACCAGCGGAGGGACGCAGTAGAGATGGTGGATTACGATTTGGCGAAATGGAACGTGATTGTATGTGCAGTCATGGTGCATCGCGATTTACTAAAGGCAGACTATATGATGCATCAGATAAATATCAAGTGAATGTATGCAAGAAGTGTGGTATGATTGCTGCCTACAATAATAAATTGCGAATTCATATGTGTAATACATGTAATAATAGGGTTGATTTCTCATATGTTGAAATACCATATTCTTGTAAATTATTATTCCAAGAGTTGCAAACTATGAATATTGCGCCTAGAATAATGACGTAAAAAATGTAGATAGATACGCCTGACAAAAAAGAAAATGATACAAACAAACAGAAACAAACAGAAACAAACAGAAACAAATAGAAACAAATAGAAACAAATAGAAACAAATACAAGCAAATACAAAACTCATAATAGTGAACAGTTATTGATTTAGCAATTTTAACATATTGTAATTTAACATATTGTATTTTTTTATTTTTCATTACTATAGTTTTTCGAAATAAAATGTCTATTGAATATATACAATGAGTTATAATACAAATCCTAGTTCATTAGGCCAAGGTATGCCTGGCGTCGCAAATAAATTAGTTGGTGGTGGTGCAAACAGTAATGGTGGTAGTGGTATGGTAGGTGGTAATGAGCGTGCTATGAACCGTTTTTCACTTAGAAATGCATGGAATGGTGCTGCCGCGAGTGGAACCGTAAAAGGCAGAACTGTAGCAATTACTCCTTTTCGCGCTGTAAATAATGCAGGTGATTTATTGGCTAGACAAAACTATTCTTCTGGTGGTGCCAACCAAGTTAATAATATCACAGTTCAATCTATTAAGGGAATTAAAGGTGCTGCTGGTAATATTGCCAATAATGGTGACGGTAGTGGAATTCCTGCTAGTTCAACAAACGTAAAATACGTATATGATGGTTCTGATTACACAAGATTTAAGAAACAACAGGCTGTTAATAGAAATTATAATGATAAGAGTTTTGGTGGTTCAAACAATGGTGCTTATGTTGCCTTTTCACGTATTCGCCGCTAAACAGTTATAGTTTGTATGTAATACCATTCAAATACGTATATACACTTACAATGTATAACAAATAAAATATCTATTTATTATATATATTATGCAATTACAATATACCTTTAATGGACCAGCAGATCAAGGTATCTTACAAAAAAATCGTGGTAATAATGCAAAATTAACAAGCAAAATGGCTATGCCTCAAAAATTCTATCCATCTGCTTCAGATAGTTTATTTTCGAAAGCCCGTTCAGTATATATGGGTAATAATGGAAACACGCTGCCATCAAATGCAACTTCTCATATTTCCGATAATCGTGATCAATCCGGACGTATCGCAAGATTAAAGACGAATGCAATTGGTAAAAGTTCAACCAAATATGGTTTAGCAACAAATGCTCCGTTATCTTTTCGTAGTCAAGATACTACCAGTAGAAATAGTGCATTACAACGTGTTAGAGGTGGTGGTGCAGTGGCACCTGCTAAAAAAGGAGCATTAGAAAATACATTCAAATCAGGTGGTGGTTCTCGTTTAACTGGAAGTGGTAATAGACAAATTTTTGCATAATCAAAAAATTATGTAATACCATACTTACAAAATTTTATTTCTCATGAATGTGTATAATATGAACAAGTATTTAGTCGAATTCCTTGGTACTCTTTTCTTTCTTTACGTTATTCTTGCCACCGGTAATGCCATGGCTATTGGTGCTGCCTTAGCTTTAGCCATTTTAGTTGGAGGTCCCATTTCAGGTGGAAACTTTAACCCCGCTGTATCCGTTATGATGGTTGCTGCTGGTAAATTACAAAATAAGGAACTATTACCTTATATTCTTTCCCAAGTTGCAGGTGGTTTAGCCGCATTAGAATTATACAAACGTGTTAGAATGTAAGCATACTTTACATACAAACTTAGAATACTTTAACACCTTTGAAAAATATTATCAAAAATTATAATATTTTTCTCATCAATATGTATAAACTAATATGAATTACATAAATAATACAAATGTACCTGCAAATAGTGATACTGGTAGTAATGAAAAAGGTTTTTTTGGAAAGTTATTAGATACCGCAAAAGGTCATCTTAATACAGCACAAGACCATTTCCAAAAATTAACTGCTCCTGCTCCTAAAAAAACTGCTCCTACAACTTCACCTACAACTGCTCCTACAGTTATGCCTATTACACCTCAACGAAATACTCAATCTTCGTTACAAAATATGGTTAAGAGAGGTGGTAAGCGCAGTAAACGTAACATGCGTAAAAAACAAGGTTCTAAAAAACATACAAAGCGTAGACGTAATAATCGTTCAAAAAAATCACATAAGAAACGCTAATTTGTTCGGTGTATTTAGCGCGATTTGAAACAAAACAAAACAAAACAAAACAAAATGTTGTATTAATTTTTACAACATTTTGTAGTTGGATGAATCCATGATTTGGACTTACTTTTTTGATTTTCTAACAATATTCATCAAAATATATAATCCAAGTAATCCTAAAGAAGCATAAAATAATTGAACAAACACATCATTTGGTAATTTAGATTTATCCATTTTTTTTGCACTTGCATCAGTATTGTTATTATCAAATGCTTCTACACATCCTTGTTTTGTTACTGGATTACGATTATTACTAAACGAACATGGATTCATGTTTTTAATATCAATTAATGT